ACGTGAACCTTGTATGGGAATACCAACCCGTCCAAGGTTGCCCACTTGACGGGTTCATGGCGCACCTCACTGGCTACCTAACCATTCCCGCGCACCATACGTTGCGCCTGTGGGTGGCCGGCGACGATGGGGTCCTCATGACCGTGGGCACCACCGAAGTGGGCGCCTGGCAGGACCAGGGGTGCACCGCCTACGTTTCCGAACCCGTCACCTATCCGGCCAACGTGCCGGTCCCTCTCGACCTGTGGTACTACGAAAACGGCGGGAGCACCTGCCTAATGGCGGCGTGGTCCCTCGACGGTGGCCCGTGGGAGATAATCCCCCCGGAGGCGTTCTCCACTGTCGCCCAAGAACCCACCCCACCCGCAACGACCACAACGTCCAGCAACACCACCACCACCTCGACCACCTCGACCACCGTGCCGGCACCCGTCACCACCTACCAGGACAGCAGCACCACGACGACCACTAGCCAGGCCGTCAGGACAGCGCCCACCACCGTCCAGCCGTCCACCACCTACCAGCCCGCCACCAGCAGCAGCGCCCCAAGCGACACCGCACCAACCCCCACCAGCAGCCAGAACCCCTCCACCACGTCCACCGTGCCGCCGACCACCATCCTGGAAACCCCCCCGATAGCGAGCACCATCCCGAACACGATCCCAACTACCAGCACGCCGGCCACAGTACCGCCCGCGGACCTCACCCCGCGGGAAGCGCTGGCGCGCGTGCTCGACCCGGACACGGTGGCCGCCCTGGACGCGGACAGCGCCGCGGACCTGTTCGCCGCTATCGACGAGGAAGAACTGACCCCCGAAGTGGGCGCCGCCCTGGTGGCCGCAGTGCAGAACGCCCCCACGGCAGTGCGCGCAGCGTTCGAGGCCAACGTGGACGTGTTCGGCGGCGCCACGGACGACTACGTGCCGTTGGGGTCCACCGTCCCCGTGCGCACCCGACGGGTTATCATCATCACCACGGGGCTAATCGTGGCCATGCCCACCGCAACACGTCGAGGCAGGCCATGAGGTTCATCGAGGAAAACATCTGGACATGGGCAGGCACCGGCCTGGCCCTCATCACCCTAAGCGGGCCAACACAGTCCCGCGCGCTACTCATCACCGGGGCCGCCGTCCTAATACAATGTGCGCTGGCCCTATGGACCCGGAAGGACGGCGAACAGTGACCCTCGGCATTATCAAAGACGTGATCGGGCGCATGGTGGCCCTGTTCCTGACCTCCGCCGCTGGCGTCATCACCGGCGCGGCAGCCCTCGCCCCGGAACTGTCCATGGCCAAGGCGTGCGGCGTTGCCGGCGTGTCCGCCTGCATCGTGGTCCTGCAAAAACTGGCCGCCGCCAGCCTCGACGGCAGCCTCACCAAGGACGAAGTGGACGCCGCGTTCGGTATCAAGCCCGAAACCCGCGCCGCGCACCAGGACAAGCGGGCACAGCAGTGACCAACACGAAGCGCCCGTACACGGGGTTCGACAAGGTAGGCACCGAAACCCACCCGGCAGCCAAGAAACTGGCCGAACTGTTGGGCAAGCGCCACGGCATGAACTACATGGGCGGCCTGGTGGTGCGCGTCATGAGATCGGCGCCGGCCGCCATCCAGAAACTGGCGCCCACCGATCCGAAGTGCGCCCCGTACATGAGCGTCCACGCCACGGGCCGCGCGGTGGACGCCGGCCACGCCGACCCGAAGGTTCTGGCCGCCGTGTTCGACTATCTGGTGAAGTACGCGGACGAACTGTTCCTCGAGGAAGTGCACCACTACGCTTACAAGGCGCCCGGCGCGAAAAAGGCGTGGGGCCGCGGGTTCCGCTGTTCCAGGGCAGACAAGGCCGGCGGCGTTGTCGCTTGGGACGCCAACAACAACGGCGGCACCCCTGGCGGTATGTGGCTGCATTTCGAGGTTTCCCCCAAGGCGGACCCGGCAGCCCTCGAGGCGTTCTTCCGGGCAACCAAGGAATAACAGGTCGGCCCGGGCGAGTCTGGACAACCGCCCCGGCCCGGGTAGCGCGTTCTTCTTCCGCGCTGCCCCCGCAGCCCGGCCCCGTGAGCCCCCTTGCGGCGGCCGGGCTGACCGGGTTCTTGACATTGGCTCACCCGTTCCGTACAGTGCACCGCACGGGGTCCAGCCCGTAACAGAACAGGGGAAGAAATGACGAACGACAAGTGGTACGTGGTGGCGTGCGGGCACTCCGACACGGCCTGGCTGGCCTATGGCGTCGAGGGCGACACGTGCGAACAGTGCGGCACCACCGACTGCCACGTGCCCCCGGCAGACGCCGATCCCGACGAAATGTAGAAACCCGCCGCCGGGTTCTTGACATTGGCGCACCCGTTCCGTACAGTGCACCGCACGGGGTCCAGCCCGTAAAACCGAAGGAGAAACCATGAACAGCAACCACTTCCTTCTGCCAGACGTGGCAGAAATGTTCCAGGCCGTGCACCTGGCCACCGCGCCAGTGCAGGTCGGCGTGATAGGCAGCCACCTCTACGCCAGGGTGCCGGGCACCAAGTACGAGGTGCAGGTCATCCAGGAAGATAACGACCTGGCGCACCTCCGCACCCGCCTCTACCACGGCAACACCGTGGTGGGCGAGGCAGTGCACTACACCGACACCACCGGCGAACTGACGGTCACCTACGTGGCGGCCATGTTGCAGCAGTTGGACGCCGGCCCGAACTGGCGCACCATGGCGGACCTGACGGTGCGCGACGTCGAACTCCGCACCCTTGACGTGGTCATCCGCGCCGTGCTCCGCGACGCCTGGACGGTCGAAGATCACCGCACCGTGAAGGCGCAGTTGCTCCGCGCCCTCGACGCCACAGAGGTGGCCCCGTGACCGGCCAAGGCATCAACCTGGGTGACTACATCGACGTAGCCGAACGGGTGCGCCTGTTCCGCGAACGGTACCCGGAAGGCAGCCTCCAGCCGGTGGACCCGGCGCAGCCGTTCCAGGTCATCGAGGTGGCAGGCCATACGTTCATCGTGTACGTGGCGGCCGCCTACCGGCACCCCGACGACCCGCGACCCGGTATCGGCACCGCCTGGGAACCGTTCCCGGGGCGCACCCCGTACACCCGCGATAGCGAGGTCATGGTGGCCGAAACCAGCGCCTGGGGCCGCGCCATAAAGGCGTGCCTACTGGACGACAAAGCCAAGATCGCCAGTCTGGACGAAATCCGCGCCCGCAAGGCAAGCGAGACACCCCGCCAGACGCGCCAGGAAGCCCTCACAGCCCCGAACACGGGCGAACCCGTCACTAACCCACAGAAGGGGCTAATTCGGCGCCTGGCGCACGAAAAAGGGCTCGAAGTGCCCGACCTCGACCGCCTCACGAAACGGGACGCCACGCGCCTGATCGACGACTGGAAGGCCATGCCGGACCGCGACATTGACGCGGACCCGGAAACCCCCGAGGAGCCGTTCTAATGCCATCCAAGAACACCCGCGTTATGGCCCTGTTGGCCTGTTTCACCGCCATGGTTTTCCTAAGCGACTACGAGCCCCGCACCCTGTTGGACGTCGCCGTCGGGGTAGCGGCCGGCGTTCTCGCCACCGTGGCCACCGCGCTGGCCCTCTCCCTGTTGGACATGTGACCATGCCCGCCAGTGACTACCCGAAACTGGCCACCGTGCAGTGCGCCATCTGTGACGCCGACGTCCTGTTGGTGATCGAGCAAATGGCAGGCCACGGCCCTCGCCTCATCCTGGACACCATCCGCTGGCCGTTCGAGTTCTACCCCACCGTCCTCGCCGGCTGTGAGCACTGGAACCCGCCGGCATGAACCGGCAGGCCATGGTGCACATCCCCCGCCTGGAACGCTGCCAGGTATGGGAATACGTGCAAGAACTTCGCCAGTACCGCGGGAACCGCCCGGACCAGTTCACGATCCACGGGCAGGACATGAAACGCAGCGAATACGTGGGCCGCATAGGCGAATACGCGCTCGCCAAGTTCCTGGGGGTGCCCTACCCGTTCCACATCACGGGCGACATGGACGGCGACGTCGCCGGCTACCAGGTGCGCACCAGGTCCCGCCACTACTACGACCTGCCCACCTATGACCGCGACGCGCCCGGCATCTACGTGCTGGCCACGTTCGAGCCCGACGCCGGCAACGGCCTGGTCATCCTCCACGGCTGGACTGATCTCGCCGCCACCCTCGACCCGGAACGGTGGGCCACCCACCTGCCGTTCCCCTGTTACCTCACCCGCCAGCGGGAACTGAAACCCATGGGCACCCTGGAGCACTGTTATGACTGAAATACGCGCCGACGACTACTTCGCCATCCTCCCCGAGTGGATACTGCACGCCGACATTTCCAGCAACGCCGTCCGGCTGTGGGCCATCCTCAACAGGTACGCGAACAGCAACGGGCACGCCTGGCCGTCCCGCAAGACCATCGCCGGCGCCATGCGGTGCTCCACGGCCACCGTGGACCGGGCCCGCGAGGAACTAGTCGAGATCGGCGCGCTTACCGTCATCGCCCGGAAAACCGACGCCGGCGACCCCACCTCGAACCTGTACGTGCTGCATACCCGCCCCGTAGGCACGTCCTCACCAGTGACGCAGGGTATGGTCACCGACGGGGGGACGGGTATGGCCACCAGTGACGACCTAAACAGAACCAGGGTGATACATAGCCAGTCGGGAACGTCCGCACCAGTGAACCCCTACCCGAATCCCTCGACGTGGTGCGAAACGTGCCACGGCCGGCGAATCGTGATCGGCCCGGCCACCACCGACGCCGACGGCTACAAGATCGCCCCCCGCCCAACCCCCTGCCCCGGGTGCCAACTATGAAACACGACCCGCGCGAGGTACGCGAAGGCCTGAAAGAACTTCTCGCCCTCGACGGCCCCCCACGGGACTACCTAGGCGCCCGGTGGATAATCCGCGCAGCCATCGAACTGATTACCACCATGCAAGGCGACCTCCGCCGGCAAGGGTTCATCGAATACCAAGACAAGGAAGAAAGCACAGAATGACCGAAGAAAACACGCTCCAACAGGAAGTGAACCGGCTAACCACCGCCCTGGACCACGCCGAACGGCTAAACGAAAAACGGCTCGACGTCTGCCGCGCAGCCCAACGCCTCCACGACGCGATCCACCTCGCCGGCGTCACCACCGTGACCATCAAGAACCCCGTGGTGGACAACACCCGGGCGCCGGCCTCAACCACCACCACCATCACGGACCGCACCCCCCTACTGGCCAACGCCATCCAGAACCTGAACGACGCGTTAAAGCACCTGTACCAGCCTGGCGGCCCCCGTGACTGACACCGCACCCAGCCCCTACTACCAGGACGAAAACACCACGATCTACCAGGGCGACAGCCTGCAAGTGCTGCCCACCGTCGGCCCGGTAGACGCCATCATCACCGACCCCCCCTATTCGAGTGGTGGCGCGTTCCGTTCGGACCGCACGAAGGGAACAGTCGAAAAGTATGTGAGCACCGGCACCGCCGCCTACCGTCCAGACTTCGCCGGGGACAACCGCGACCAGCGGTCGTTCCTGTTCTGGTCCACAATGTGGCTGAACGCCGCGTACCAGATAGCAACCCCCGGCGCCCCCATCGCCTGTTTCATCGACTGGCGTATGCTGCCCACCCTCACCGACGCCATACAGGCCGCAGGCTGGGTCTGGCGCGGCGTGGCAGTCTGGGACAAAGGGTTCGGCCGCCCCACCCCCGGCAGGTTCTCCAACGCTTGCGAGTACGTGGTATGGGGCAGCAAAGGGGCCATGCCGGAACGCGACGCCTACCCGCCGGGAATCTTCCACAGTTCACCCCCCAAGGACCGGCAGCACATCACGCAGAAACCCGAAGCCGTCATGGCCTGGATACTTCGCATCGTCCCACCCGGGGGCACCATCCTGGACCCGTTCATGGGGTCCGGCACCACCCTCAAAGCCGCCAAGGAAAACGGTTACCGGGCAATAGGGATCGAAGCCGACCCTGGGTTCTGTGAGGTGGCAGCCAAGCGGTGCGCCGAAACCCTCCCCTTTGAGGAAACCCCCGAAGTGACCGTAGAACAGCCCGGCCTGTTCTAACATGGGCACCACCTACCACCCCGAACGGCCCACGCTAGAAGGCACCCGCCTCGCGTCCACCGAACAGGAGACCCCGTGCCCCATCCCCGCACCACCCTCGCTGTGGTCATACTCATGACCGCGATCACCTCAACCCCCGCACAGGCCAGCCCCCTCGACCTGTCCCGCGCCAAGTACGGCGCCATCATGGCCGACGCCTACTACGACGGGCTAGCCAGGTGCGAAACAGGCGGCAACTGGAAACACTCCACCCGCACCTACACGGGCGGCCTGGGAATCCACCGCGGCACAGCCCACAGATGGTCGGGCCGGCGCAACCTCGCCAACCTCACCCCCCGCCAACAGGTCCGCGTCGCTGACCGCATCGCGTTCTCCGGGTGGACCAACCGCGCCGGCGAGTACGTCGGGCCCGTGGGTCCATTCGGCTGGGGTGCAGTACGAAACGGGTGCGGCCAGATGCTCCGCTACCTATGCCAGTCCCGCCACCCGCGCGTCCAGAAACACAGGGCCCGCGCCTGCCGCCTATGGTCACAGCATGGCTAGGAAACCACAGTACGCAGGCCCATGGCGCAAGGTCCGGGCAAAGGTCCTCGAACGCGACGCGCACCGCTGCCAGATACGCGGCGCCGGCTGCCTCCAACACGCGAGCGAGGTGGATCACATCCTGCCGGTGGCCATGGGGGGCGCATGGTGGGACGAGGACAACCTCCGGGCCGCCTGCCGCACCTGCAACCAGGCCCGCAACGTGAAGCACCGCACCACCGCGAGCCGCCAGTGGTGACCCCCACCCCCCAACAGGGGCCCCCGTTTTTCCCCGGGCAGGCAGCGGACACCCCGACGCTAGGCCGTGGTTTTATGTATCGACACGAAACCACGAAACCCGCCCCCCACAAGGGCCGGCGCGAATCGAGGCGAATCCGGCCGAATCTGGCAGAATCTGGCGCAACCTATGGCAACCCGTAAGAAATCCGCCGAAATCCACGGCCCCAACCGGGCCGCCCTCGAAACCACCCTCGAGGCGTTGCGCACCGCCGGCCGGCTGGAACTGATCGACGCCGCCCGCGTCCAGATAGCCCGCACCCTGGCCACCGCCGTGGACCTCGAGCCCGGTTCAGCCATCCTGTGGCGCGAGTACCGCGCCGCCGAAAAATCATTACGAGAGGAATCCGAAGCACATGGGGACTCGTTCGACCAACTCCTTGCCAGCCTGTCCGCCCCGGTACGGGACGAAAAGAAACCCAAGGCTAAAAACCCGCGGCCATGAGGTAGCAGCCATCGCGGAACGCCTAGGCCAGCCCCTCATGCCCTGGCAGCGCCAGGTGGCTGACGTCGCCCTCGAAATGGTGATCGACGACGGCACCGGCCTCGAAGTGCCCCGCTACCGCGAAATCGTCTGCCTAGTGCCCCGCCAGTGCGGGAAAACCACGCTCATGCTTTCCATCGAGTTACAGCGCGCCCTTCTGTGGGGCAAGGCGCAGACCGTGGGCTACACCGCGCAAACGGGCTGGGACGCCCGCCGGAAACTAATCGACGACCAGGTGCCCCTCCTGGACCAGTCCCCGCTGGCCACCGCAGTGCGCCGCGTCTACCGGGGCGCCGGCATGGAATCCATCCATTTCGTGAACGGGTCCCGCATCGACGTCATGCCGTCCACCCCGACCGCCGGCCACGGCCGGGTGCTGTCCCTTGGGGTGATCGACGAGGCGTTCTCCGATGAGGACGACCGCCGCGAAGGAGCCATGCTGCCCGCCATGGCCACGAAACGGGACGCCCAACTGTTGATCATTAGCACCGCCGGCACCCGCGCCAGCCTGTACCTGAAACGGAAAGTGGACCAGGGGCGCGCCATGCTGGCCGCCGGCATCGACGCCGGCGTCGCCTATTTCGAGTGGTCCAGCGATCACGAAACGGACGACGTGGACGACCCGGCCGTCTGGCGGCGCACCATCCCCGCCCTGGGCCATACCATTGACGAAGCGGTGGTGCGCCACGCCCGCGGCACCATGACCGAAGGCGAGTTTCGGCGCGCCTGGCTGTGCCAGTGGACAGAACAGGACGAAGCAGCCATCCCCGCCAAGTACGTGGTCCGGGTCCTGGACCCCAAGACAGCCCCGGCCGGCCGTATGTCGTTCGGCATCGACGTGGCCATGGACCGGACGTGGGCCGCCATTTCCGTGGCCGACGAAACCGGGCGGGTGGAACTGATCGAGCACCGCGAGGGCGTTTCATGGGTGGTGGATCGGGCGTTGGCGCTGTGGCGCACCCACCGCGGCAGCCTGGTGGTGGACGGGTACAGCCCGGCGAACAGCCTGGTGGACCGCCTCGAAACCGGCGGGGTGCCGGTCACCCGGTACAGCCTCCGCGATATGACCGCCGCGTGCGGCGTGTTCTACGACGCGGTCCTCGACGACGCCATACGGATACGGCCCCACGCCGCGCTCGAAGCAGCCATCGCCGCCGCGAAAAGGAAACAAATGGCGGCCGGCTGGCTATGGTCCCGCACCGTGCTGGACGCTGACCTGTCCCCACTGTTCGCCGCAACCCTCGCCTATCATCACGCCACCAACCGCCGGCCACCCGAAGCAACTAGGAGCGCCATTTACTAATGAAACACGCACCCACTATCGTCCAAGCCGCAGGGACTAGCATTGTGGCGGTGAGTCTGTTCATGCTGTCAGTGCCCCTCGGCCTCGCGTTCACCGGGCTGGCCCTTGTCGCGTTCGGTATCGCAGCGGAGCGTTCCTAATGCTGAACCGCCTTTTCCAACCGCGGAACGAGAACCGCGGCGCCTACGTGGACTCGCAAGGCCGCGTCTCGCGCACCTGGGTGGACACCTACGCCGGCGTCGTGGTGGACACCGCCACCACCCTCTCGGTGCCCGCTATCTGGCGCGCCGTGACCATGATCTCCGACACCGTTGGCACGCTGCCCCTGCACGCCTACCGCGACGAGCAGCGCCTCGAACCCACGCCGCGCCTGTTGGAACGCCCGGACCCCATGGACACCAGGGTGGAAACGATAAGCGCCATGGCGGCCGCCCTGTTGCTGCACGGCAACTATGTGGCGATCCTCGGGCCGCCAGGTGCGAACGGCTACCCGGAAAGCATCTACCCGGTGAACCCGGAACGGGTCACCATCTACAAGCGCGAGGGCCGCAAGTTCTTCCGCATCGACGAGCGCGAATACTCCGCCGCCGAAATCTTCCACGTGAAGGGGTTCTCCCTGCCGGGCGAGATAGCCGGCGTCGGTATCGTCGCCGCGCAGCACCAAGGCATCGGTGCCGCCATCGCCGTCATGGAATACGCGGCCCGCTACTTCGACGGTGGCGCGATGCCGTCATACGCGATCAAGAGCGACAACCCCGACCTCACAGAGGACGAGGCGCAGTTGCTGAAACAGAAGTGGATGGAACACTACGGCGGCCGGTCACGTATCCCCGCGGTACTCAATTCCACCACGAAAGTGGAACCACTGACCGCCAACGCGAACGACTCGCAACTTGTCGAGGCCCGCAACCAGGCCGTGGCCGACGCCGCGAACATCGTGGGCCTGCCCGGGAACTTCATCGGGGCGCCGAACACGTCGCGCACCTACACGAACACCGAACTACAAGCCATCGAATACATACGGACCAGCATCGCGCCGCTGACCGCACGTATCGAGGCCACGTTCACCGATTACCTGCCGCGCGGCCAGTACGCGAAGTTCTCCTTCGATAGCCTGTTGCGCGCCGACACCCTCACCAGATACCAGGCGCACAAGATCGCGCTCGACTCCGGGTTCATGACCGTGGACGAAGTGCGCGAACTGGAAGATCGCCCACCACTTGGGCAGCCCATGGAACTGGAACCCATCGAGGAAGGACTGATCCTGTGACCATCGAAACCCGCGCCTACGGCACCGACCTCGAAGTTCGCGGCACCGGCGACGGCCGCACCATCTGTGGCATCTGTGTCCCGTATGACGTCGAGCAGCGCATCCACCCGCAACTGACCGAAGTGTTCCGCAAGGGTGCGTTCGCCAACGTGGCACCGAACGCGCACCGCGTGAAACTGTTGGTCGGTCATGACGCGCAGGCGCTCCCCATCGGGCGGGCCAGCCTGTTGCGCGAGGACTCCGCCGGCCTGTACGGCGAGTTCCGGGTGAGCAAAGGACAGCGCGGCGACGACATTCTCGAACTGGTCCGCGACGGTGCACTGACCGAACTGTCCATCGGGTTCCAACCGCTGAAAGACAAGCGCCGCCAGGACGGGGTCGTGGAACGTATCGCCGCCCACCTCGCGGAAGTATCGCTGGTCACGTTCGGCGCCTACGGACATTCCGCCAGCGTCGTGGGCGTGCGCGACACCTCGACCACCCCGAACATGGACGCCGTGCAAGCCATCCTGAAGGACCTCCGCAGGTGATAGGGCAGCAACATACGGTCACCACCACGGCGACCCTCATCATCGACGCCGACAGCGTGAACCGCACCGTGGTGCTGCACGCCATAGGCAACGGCGTTGTCTATCTCGGCGGCTCCAACGTCGCCGCCGGCTCCGGGTTCTACCTCGACAAAGCGGCCGGCGCTGTCGTGCTGCAAATCCCGCCCGGCGAGCGCCTCTACGGCATCGTCACCACTGGCAGCGACGTGATCTCCACCCTACTCCCGGACGCCTAATGCCCTGGCACATCGAGGGAGACAACCCCGGGTGCACCGGGTACGCGGTGGTCAAGGACGAGGACCGCGAGGTGGTGGGCTGCCACAGAACACGGCAACAGGCGCTTGCCCACCTCGCGGCCCTCAACGCCGCAGAGGACGACGAGGACGACGACGACCTCGAAGAAATGATCGAGGACGACGCGGACCCCCTCAACAGGGCCGCCGGCTATGAACCCACCGGGGCCATGGCCGAAGAAGCAGCACGTGGCCTCGCCTGGCGCCAAGAACACGGCCGCGGCGGCACCGAAGTGGGCGTGGCCCGCGCCCGCGACATTTCCAACCGGCGCACCCTCCCCCTGGAAACGGTGAACCGCATGGTTTCCTACTTCGCCCGGCACGAAATCGACAAGGAAGGCCAAGGGTGGTCACCCGGCGAGGACGGCTACCCGTCCGCCGGCCGTATCGCCTGGGCACTGTGGGGCGGGGACCCGGGGCGCGCATGGGCCAACGCCATCGCGGACCAGAACCGCGCCACCCCCAACCTGGACCTTGCGCGCCGGATACTGGCCGGCGACAACGAGCCGCGCTAAACTAGCGGTCAGTCGGCACCCCACCGGCCAGGGTTGAGCACCCCGCACCACGCGGCACCCTCCCCCGGCAAGCAGTGGCACCCCGTAGGAAAACCCAACGAATACGGGAGAAAACCATGAACCCCTTCTTGAAGAACCTGCACGAAACCCGCGACGCCAAGCACGGCATCATCGACGCCACCCTCGGGCGCGCCGTCGAGGAAGGCCGCGACCTCACCGAAATCGAACTGGCCAACATCCAGGCCCTGAAGATGGAACTGGACCGCCTCGACGAGCGCATCGAGCAGGTAACAGAGATCGAGGTCCGCAAGGCCAAGGCCGCCGAACTGGCAGCCAGCGTCGAGGGCGGCACCGTCGAGACACGCGCCGCAGCGCCGGCCCGCGTCACCTACGAGGAGCCCACCTACCACGAGCGCGGCAGCCACTCTTTCATGGCTGACGCCATCGCCGCAGAGTTCGGCGGGTCCTACGAGGCGCGCGAGCGCATCCAGCGGTACCAGAACGAGGTCCGGCTCGAAAAGCGCGACAGCGGTTCCAGCAACTTCGCCGGCCTGGTGGTCCCGCAGTACCTGGTGAACCAGTTCGCACCCCTCCGCCGTGCCGGCCGCCCGTTCCTCGACATTTCCAACCGGCAGGTCCTGCCCGGCAGCGGAATGACCGTCAACATTGGGCGCCTCACGACGGGGATCACGTCCTACGTGCAGGCGAGCGAGAACACCGCACCCACTGAGAGCAGCCCGGACGACACGCTCCTCACCGTGAACGTGAACACCGTGGCCTCCATGTGGGACCTCTCGAAGCAGGCCGCGCTCCGCGGCGTTGGCGTCGAGGACCAACTGTTGGGCGACGCGATCAGGTCCTACCACACGAAACTCGACGGCCTCGCCATCAACGGCAGCGGTTCCAGCGGTGAGGCGCGCGGCGTTCTCAATACCTCCGGCATCAACAGCACCACGTACACCGACGCCTCGCCCACGTGGGCTGAGTTCTTCCCGTCCCTGGTGGCCGCAGTGCAGAACGTGAACAGCAACTTCTACTCGCGGCCGACGCACATCGTTGCGCACCCGTCGCTGGTGGGTTGCTGGCTCCGCGCCCTTGACACCACCAACCGCCCCATCTTCGGGCCCACGTCCGGCAACCCCATGAACGCGGCAGCCGTGTACGACACCCCCGACTACCTCGGCGGCGGGTTGCAGATTCTCGGTCTGCCCGTCGTGCAGGACGCGAACGTGCCCACCAACCTGGGCACCGGCACGAACGAAACGGCGGTCATCGTCGGTGACTTCCGCGAGTCCTACATCTGGGAGGAGAACGGCGGCGACCCGCTGTACGTGCGGTTCGAGCAGCCCGACGGGAACATCGCCATCCGCACGGTGCTGTTCGGGTTCTCCGCATACACGGCAGGCAAGTACCCCACCGCGTTCTCCGCGATCACGGGCACCGGCCTCATCACCGCCAACTGGGCCTAGCATCCACGCGCCGCGCGGTCCAGCACAGGGACCGCCGGCACTAGGGGCACAGCATGGACAAGGCAGCACTCATCGCAGCACTGGAGCAGGAACTGGCGCGTTACCTCCGGCGCGGACTCACGGACCGCGCCGAACAGGTGCAGCAAGAGATCGTCCGGCACGGTGGCCCGCCCGGTGCCACGCCGCGCGGGACTGTGCCCACCGTGCCGGACACCCCCGCACCTAAGAAAGCAGCAGCGAAGAAACCCGCGAAACGGAAGGCGTAGCCATGGCGGTCACCAACGGGTACATCACGCTCGCCAACCTGAAAACCTATCTAAAAATCGACGACCAGGTAGAGGACGCGCTCCTGGAACAAATCATCGAGAGCGCGAGCCGCAGCATTGACCGCATCGCCAACCGCCGCTTCTATCTCGACGCCAACGCCAGCGCCCGCACCTACCGCCCCATCGGGAACCTACGGGTCCAGGTGGACGACTTCGGCACCACGTCCGGGCTGGTGGTCAAGACTGACCCGGACAGCACCGGCACCTACGGCACCACGTTCACGCTGAACCAGGACTACATCGTCGAGCCCACCAACGCCCTGGCAAAGGGCCGCCCGCTGACCACGATCACCATTGTGGGCCCCACGGCGTTCTCCCTCCCGGTGAACTACTGGCCACAGGTCGAGGTCACCGCCCGGTGGGGCTGGCCGGCAGTGCCCGACGACATCGAGCAAGCCACCTACATTCTGTCCGCGGACCTCTACAAGCGGAAAGACTCCATCGGCGGCGTTCTCGGGCTGTCCGAATTGGGCGCCATCCGTATGAGCCCCCTGGGGCGCGATATCACCAACATGGTGCGCGCCTACAAGCGGGAGTTCTTCGCGTGACCCCCACCGGGGTGCGCCAGGGCCTCACCACAGCCCTGGACACCATCACCGGGCTACGTTGCTTTGACTACGTGCCCGACAGCCTGGCCCCGCCGGCGGCCGTGGTGGAACCCCTCGAGGTGACGTTCCACGAGGCCATGGTGAACGGCCTGGACTACTACCGGGCGTTCATACTTGTGATCGTGGGCCGCATGGCGGACCGTTCCAGCCAGGACCGGCTCGACGCCTATCTGACCAGCAGCGGCGCCAGCAGCGTGAAAGCAGCGCTCGAAGCGAACCGCACCCTCGGCGGCGCGTGTTCCACGTTGCAGGTAACCACGGCGCTGCCCCGCCAAGTGGTAGTCTCCGGGGTGGAAATGATCGCTTACCGTTTCGAGGTGGACATTTATGGCTAACAGTTACCGCGTGAAAATCGAGGGCAGCACCCTCGGGCCGGTGGGCACTGTCGTCACCGAAGCCGACATCCTCGCCGCACCGGCGAACGTGGAACAGTTGATCGCCTCGGGCATCGTCGAGGAAGCAACCAGCACCAAGAAAGACAAGGAGTAACCCATGGCGGTTTTCGTACTCACCGACGCGTATCTGAGCGTGAACACGGTGGACCTCAGTTCCTACGTGACGAGCATTTCGTTCACCTACGAAAAGGACGCCATCGAAACGACCGCAATGTCGAGCAACGGCCACGTTTTCACAGGCGGGCTCCAGAACCTGTCGGTAACGGTGGAAATCCAGAACGACCAGGCGGCAGCAAAGACGCTCGAGACCCTGTGGTCCGCGACGGGCTCCGGCACCAACACGCTGGTCATCAAGAACGCCACCACCGGCACCCCGCTGCCGGTGTTCACCATCTCGAACGCCTACCTCGCGGCATCCACGCCCGTGAACGGCGCGGTGGGAGAACTGGCCACGCAGTCGATCACATTCACCGGCGGAACTGTCGTCAAGAGTTAGCACCGTGATTCACCTAACCGTCAAGCACAGGGACGGCGGGGCCACAAAGACCACGGTCTGGGCCGCCACCGAAGTAGCGTTCGAGCAGCGTTTCGCGCCACTGTCATGGGGCGAAGCATGGCGCGAAGAAATCCCGCACGAAACGTACCTCTACTTCATGGCATGGCACTCCATCCATGACGACGGGCGCACCGCCCTCACGTTCGAGCAGTGGCTCCGCACCGTGGCCACCGTCGAGGTGGACGTCGAAGAAACGGTGGCAGCCAATGACGCCCCCCCTACGGACCCGGGAGCAGTTCCTGGCTGATAGCCGCGCTGGCTGTCAAAACAGGGATCGCGCCCCGGGAATTGTTAGCATCACCACCGCACGTACTCCGCGCCATGCTGGAAATCGTCTGGCCTAACGCGCGGCCGATAACAGGAAACGCAGCATGGCAGGCACTGGGGTCTTTGGCTACCGAATAGAAGGGCAAGGCGCGCTCCAGATCGACGGGCTACGCGAAGTGAACCGCGACCTCCGCAACATGAGTGAACAGGCCCGCGACGAAATGAAGGCCACGCACCGCGAGGCCGGCGAAATCGTCGCCCGTGCCGCCAAGGTCCTGGCGCCGGTGCGCACCGGGTTGCTGGCCTCTACGGTGGTTAGTTCACCGACGCAGCGCCAGGGGCGGGTCCGCGTCGGCCGCGGCCAGTCTGTGCCCTACGCGGGCCCGGTGCACTTCGGGTGGCCGGCGCGCCGTATCGCCCCGCAGCCGTTCATTTATGACGCGCTCGACATGAGGCGCGACGAAGTGCGCGACGCCTACGTGGTGCGCATCAACCAACTGGTGATCAAGAACGGGCTGGCCGCCGGCCAGCGGTCCACCGCCAACCGTTAGAACTAGACTCCCGCCATGGCCTCCACGAAAGCGATCTCTGTCCCCGTCACCGGGAACACGGCACCGCTACGCAAGGCCCTGGGGAACGCCACCAAGGACCTGAACAGGTTCGGGGCGTCGGCTGCCGCCATGGCCAAGAAAGCAGCGCTCGGCCTCGGGGCCGCGGGCGCCGGCGCCGCAGTGTTCGGCGCGAAAATCTACAAGGCGGCTGCGTTGGCGCAGCAGGCAGACAAGCGGGTGCAGCGCATCGCGGTGAGTATGCGCCTGTTCGGGGTGCAGACCTCCACTGTCACCCAGCGGGTTCTGGACTATGCGGACGCCCTGGAACGCGAAACCGGGGTCACCGCAGAAACCATCAAGGCCGCGCAGGCCAAGTTGCTGACGTTCCGGCAACTGGCGCTCACCGCTGACACCGCCGGCGGGGCGTTCGACCGGGCAACGCAGGCCACCATCGACATGGCGGCCGCCGGGTTCGGGTCCGCGGAACAGAACGCGGTCCAGTTAGGAAAGGCGCTCGAGGACCCCATCAAGGGGGTGAACAGTCTCCGCCGGTCCGGCATCACGTTCACGGACAGCGAGAAGGCGAAACTGAAAGTGCTGGTGGATACCGGCAGGATTCTCGAAGCACAGACCACGATCTTGGAAGCGGTGGAAACGCAGGTGAAGGGCACCGCGAAGGAAACCGCGCTCGCCACTGACCGCATACGCAACGGGTTCGGGGAAGTCACCGACGCTATCGGTAGCGCCCTTATCCCGATCATGGACCGCCTGGCGGATTCCGTGGTGCGCGTCGGGGAGAAAGCAACCCTCGAGGGCCTCGGGGCGTCCGCGAAGCAAGCCAAGGAAGAACTCCACAAATTGGGGTACACCACCGAAGGAACGGTTAGCGGGTTCGGGCGGGTTATCAACGCCAGCGTGCGCGTGTCCAACGTGGTGCGCGAAATGCGGAACGGTTGGATCAAGTTTTCCAATGCCCTCGGGTTCACCGACGGCGGCATGATGAAGGCCCAAAAAACCCTCGAGGACCTCGAAGGCGCACAGAAGAAAGCGTGGCTGGCGGCGCAGGGCTACAAGGAAACGCTCGGCGGAATCTTGCTCTACACGGGAAAAGTGGTAGAGAGCCAAAAGCAACTAAACGCGGTCATGGGGCCGGTGGCGTCGCGGAACATTCTGGATTTCCAGGCGCACCACGCTGCCTACCTGAAAAGTCTGGAAGCCCAAGAGAAGGCGCAGCAGACAGCAGCCGACAAAGAGAAGGCACGCGAAGCAGCCCGCAAGAAGCGGTTCGCGGACCTGAAAAGGTCCGTCAAGGAAACGCAAGACGCCATCCGCAGTTACATAGGAAGCATCCGCGACCAGATAAACAGCGAGGTCAACCTCTCCACCGCGTTTAGCCAGGCACAGGACAGCCAGACAACCGCCACCGAAAACCTGAACACGGCGCTCACAGAACGCCGCGAAGCATACGCAGCGCTCCACCAGGCCAAGGTGACCGGCGACGCCAAGGCATACGGTGAGGCACTCACCGAAGTGGCCAAGGCCGAACAGGCTGTCACCGCCGCCCAAGAAGTGAAGCCGAAGGACTACACCGCGATCTTCGCCGCACAGATAGCCGCCGCGAAAAACTTCGCTGGGTCAGTGAAGCAACTGGTCGCCGCCGGCCTCGGGAAAGCAGGGCTGGCGCAAATTCTCGACCTCGGCCCGGTAGCCGGTGCACAAGTAGCCAAGGACCTGTTGGCAGGCACCGGCGGCATGACCATTAGCAGCCTGAACGCGGACCTGGCCGACATAGCCACCAGCGGCGAAGCGGCCGGGATGGCCATTCCTGGCTTCTCCGCCGCCCTCGGGGCCACCGTGGGCGGCACCGCCGCAGCGCCCACCATCGTGGTGCAGGCCGGCGTCGGGGACCCGGTGGCCATCGGCGCAGCCGTCGCCGCCACCCTCAAAGAGTACGGGGCCACCATTGGCGGCGTTCCCATCGTCACAAAGCAACCGAAGGTCACCCCCCGGAAGAAAACCACAGGCAAGAAACGGGGCGGCGGCTGATGCCGTACCCCACCGCCATTGTCGAGGTGGCGTTCACGGACGGCCCCTACGTGGCGTACCCCACGTGGACCGCGATCACCTCCTACGTGCGGGAGATCACCGTCCGCCGCGGCCGCGCCAGCGAGGTGGAAAACTTCGAGGCCGGCACCGCCACCCTGGTCCTGGACAACAGGGACCGCCGTTTCGATCCGTTCTACACGTCCGGCCCCTACTACGGGAACCTGTTACCACGCCGGCAAATACGCATCCGCGCCACCAACAACAGCACCACGTACGACGTGTTCCGTGGCTATGTAGAGGGCTGGCCCGTCACCCTCACCGACGCCGGCTACGACTCCACGGTGACCGTGCAGGCATACGACACGCTCGGCCTGTTGGCCGATGAGGAACTACCCGACGACCTGTCCGACCACTACATTCGCAGCCTTAGCCCCCGGCACTACTGGCCGCTGGACGACCCGGTCAACATACTGAACCCCGCGGCCACCGTGTTCTACGACTACGGCAGCCAACCACTGAACCTGGCGCCGCAGTCCGGCATCCGCGTCGGCAACCTGGGCGGCCTCGCCGCCGGACTGTCCGACACGTGCCTAAGTATCGCGGACGGTAACAACGTCGAAGTGACCGCGGTGGGCACCACGGTGAACGCCATCGGCAACGTCACCGTGTCCTGTTGGTGGGTCCTCCCCCAGCCAGAACTGTCGGTGGTGATCTTCCAGGTGGCTAGCGGCCTGGTCATCGAAGCCACCTATGACGTGGCCACCAGCACCCTCGAGGTGGCACTGTTCGACGGCACCAACGTCACGTACTGGCGCAACGCCACCACCTACCTGGATAACACGATCCCGCACCACATCGTGGTCGCCGCCGTGGCGCGCACCACCGCCCCCACCGTATGGGTGGACGGCATCGCCGTCACGGTCACCGCCGCCAGCACCGCCGCGTTCACCATTAGCCTTACAGAATCCGCCACCCTCCAAAACGGGCAGTTCCAACAGTTAGCGGTGTTCGGCACCTACTTCACCGCAACGCAGGCCCGCCAACTGTTCACCCTCGGCGCCTCCAAGATCGAGGAATCAACCGCGGACCGTTTCAACCGGCTAGTGCAATACACGCCCGTCGTGGCGGGTTATGCACCCGTGGGCACATTCACCGGCACCGTTCTAGGTATCGGGTCCGGCGGCCCGCCAGTCACCCAAGAATTGCAGACAACCGCCGACAGTGAAGGCGGCAACCTCTACGTCACCAAAGACGGCATCCTCACCATCACCGGCCGCAACCGAATCTTCGAAGGGCGCAGCCTCACCAGCCAAGCCACGTTCGGCGGCGCCGGCATCACCATAGAACCCACCCTCGCTTACCGCATCGACGCCGGCACCATGCGCAACACCCTCGCTATTGGTTACACGGGCGACGGGTCCGTCGAGATCACCGACGCGGCCAGCGTGTCCGCGAACGGCACCGCCGGCGGGTCCCTCACCACTCAACTAAGCACGATTGAACAGGCCGAAACCCTTGGGGAAATGCTGGTCGGGTTCTCACAGAACCCCACCACAGTGCTGGAACCGTTCCGGGTGAACGTCGCCGCCACCACCGCCGGCTGGGACAGCGTGCTAGCCCTCGAACTGTTGGACCGCATCACCGTCGAGATAGTGCCCCGCACCGGGTCCAGCATCACCGTGAAACAACTGGTGCAGGCCATCGAGTGGACCATCGTGCCCGGCGAGTGGTCCTGCCGCCTCACCGGGTCCACCCGGTTCACTAACCCGTTTATCATTGGCGAGTCTTTGCTCGGTGGCACTGACCTACTTGTCTAGAATAGGAACGCCATGGCGACTCCCCCCGACTTCACTAACGGCA